GATGAACCGAAGCGTGTTCTACGGTAACGTGCGTGATCTCATCAACGCATCTGTTGGAACTGCAATGGGCGACATCGAGTCCGGCCAGCGACCATAGCTGTTTGGTTTCCCAGTCAACCTTTGTGAGGCTGTTCCAGGTGCTGCATCGAGCACATCTGGCGACCTGCTTATCACCTTTGGTGATATCGGAACTAGCCACTACTTCGGTGATCGTCGAAATCTGTCCTTTAGAATTCTCGATCAGCTTTATGCAAATACCGATCAAATCGGTGTTCAAGCTACGCAGCGAATCGCGATTGCTTCAGTCAACCCAGAGGCATTGGTCAAGCTGACCATCGCGTAATCGTGACCAAGGTTAAATTCATAAAACCCCACCTCAATCGCGAGGTGGGGTTTATCACAGATAAGCTTAACGAGGGAGTTGTTACAACTCTTCTCTACCTTGGGGTTTGTGAAAAAGTCGATGAAGATTCCAAACTGGACAATCGAAAGAAAAACAAGTCCCGCAAACAATCCAGTAAGCCTCGTAGAGGCAAAGCAGCACCTAAGAGTCGGAGGGACTGCTCAGGATGCGATGATCCAGCGTCTTGTGACCGCTGCGACTGAGCAACTGGAGATTGATACAGAGCGTTCTTGGATCGCTCAGACGTTCGAGCAACGCATGCTTGGCTTTCCTGAAAAAGGTGGAAGCATCCTAATTAACATGCGTCCTCTCTATTCCGTTGAAGAGATAACGTACAAGTACGAAGACAACGGAGTAGCTGCTGCGGCAACCCTTGCAGACACTCAGTACGATGTCGATATAGCAAGACGCCGCATCTTCCTTGCTCCTGACGTTGATTCATGGCCGAGCACCATTGAAAACAATCGCTCAGTGACCATTGCTTTCACCGCAGGTCAACCGAGTGCAGAGTGCGTCCCTGAGCTTGCGAAGCAGGCAATCTTGCTAGAAGTCGGAAGACTGTACTTCGATCCGGCTCAGGAGAATCTGGTCAACACAAACGATGGCAGAAGCTACGAGGCGATTGTTCGCAAGTTGATGCGGAGTAGCTATCCATGACCAAGCTTACTGGTTTTCGCAGGAAGCGAATTGGTTTCCGAAACTACCTTGCTACGTTCCAGTTGCAAAACTTGCAGACTGACTCTTATGGTCAGAGGACGTACACAGAGGACTCCACATGGGCTACAAGCGTCAGCGATTGGCCTTGCGAGCTAATTAGCGTATCGGGCAAAGAGACAGTCTATGGCGATTCTGTGACCGAGTTATCGACTCATGTGATCGTTGGAGACAAGGAGCAGGCAAAGGATGTCAATGCTCTCATGAGAGTCATGATCGAAGGCGAAGAGTACGGGATCGTGGCAATCCGAGATGTGTCTGGAACGAATCGTGAACTCCGAGTGGAGTTGAAAAAGTCATGAACGGCAATCAGTACCGATTATTGCAGAACGCAAAAAAAGAGGCACTTGCCATCAAGCGTGGCAAGCGTGTTAGCAAAAAAACACAGTCTGGTTTTCAGCACAGCAAATCGACTGACATGTTGTTCAGAGATCTTAGTTTCTTGATCACAGAGCGTGTTGCAAGGCCAGCCGCTCGCGCCGCTACAACTATTGTCCGAGCAGAGGCAAAGAAGCAGGTCATGAAGACCGGCGAGCGGTCCATGGACGCTGAGAATTCAGTCAACCCACAAGGTCAACCAATTGGTCGGTCGCGGAGCACGAAGACATTCAACAAGTTGAGCAACAAGCTTAAAGGCAAACGCAACGAAAACAAGCAACTTGCGAACTCAATCATTGCCCGCAACTGGAAGGGCCGAAGAAGGGATGGAGTTGTGGGCAGCACTGCGGGTCCATCGCATCAGGTTGCACCGCATGCTCACCTGCTGGAGTACGGTGCTGTAATCATTCTCTGGGGCGGGATCAACAAAGACAGGAAAGGTGGCAACGGAAAGGTTGCCATGCGTCTTCCCCCAAGACCGTTCTTCAGGACTGCTGCTGACACAACCATGTCCAAGCAACAGAAGAAGGTTGTGCAGATTGCAAAGCAGTGGGCGAAAAGACTAGGCAAACCCGTTCATGTACCGGAGATTGATAAATGATGCTCCTTGAGTATCTGCGAAATCAACTTCTGACTGATGCTGATGTTGCAGCAGCAGTTGGTAGCAATGTTTTCTGCACCAATCCTCCGCAGGATGTAGCAGGCCAGTACGTTGTCATCACTCAAATTAGCAGCAATGCCTACGATGCTGTAGAATGCAACATGGTTGATTTCTTTGAGTCTCGCATTCAGTTGGAGGCTTGGAGTTACAAGCAGGGAGAGTCGCAGAGCACATGGAAAGCATGCAGGTCGTCGTTTAAGTCGTTCCCAAGGGGGTACGCACAGGACTTAATGGTGCGGTCGATAGGACAACACAGCGGTCCATCGACTGACGCATTCAAGCCAATTGACGGAAGTGACCTACACATTTACCGAACAATGCAGGACTTTAATGTCTGCTTCTCGTTTACTTAGAAGGATTTTGGATTATGGCTTACAGCAACGACTACATCGGTGATACCGGACAAGGTGCAGTTATTGTCATCGTTGACAACTCTGACACTTCAATCGAGCCATGCATGGGATGTCCACGCTCGATTCAGCTTCCTGAGTTGACGATGGAAGCTATCGACACAACATGTCTTGACGACACAGGTTTCATGCGTCGAATTCCAGCAGACGTTTCTGATCCAGGTGTTATTGAAGCAACATTCATTTATGATGCAGCGAAGACTGGACCTACCCAGTTGTTTGTTGATGGCCAGCAGTTGTTGGTGACGATCACGTTTCCTGAATCTCGCAGCACAACCACTGCTCCAGCTACGCTCGTTGCCACTGGTTTTGTAAGTTCTCTTGGATTGCCGTCAATGGAGACAAGTACGCTGATGGAACTGACTCTTTCAATTCAGTTGGATGGATTCGGCGGTCCCACCCTAACCACTGAAACTCCAGTTGTGTCTTGCTAACCTGAAAGGTTAAGGGGAAGAGCCTTGGATATTAAGCTTGGAAAATGCGAGGGTTTCAATCTTGCTACAAAAAAGAAAGAAACCCTAGAGCGGTACTGGGTAATGGTTGATGGCATGGCTGTTGGTTTTGTTCTTTGGGACAGACCAGGTCATGTTATCTTTACCAAAACAAACATTGGGCCTTTGCAGAAGGAACAAATTTCCGAGGAGATTGCCGCCCTCATGGAAAGCAAGACTCGCGGATTTTCTGAGCCGCCAGATGTGCCTGATGAGATCTTAAATAAACCTTCTGAGGGAGAAGAATTTTATGAGTTTGACGAAGAAGAAGCTGCTGGAGAAGGCAGCGATTGACAAGCCTCAGAAGCTTGCTCAAAAGTTTTTCGGTGAAGATGTTTATGTGACTCTTACCGTGAGCGTCATCGCGTTTACACGATCATTGATTGTGTTTGCGACAAAGACGGGAAGCTTATTTTTTCTGATGCTGACACAGAGGCAGTCGCCAGCCTTGACTCCATGAAACTCGATGCGTTGCATTCTGCGATCCAAGAGTGGGTGGACAGCAAGGAAAAAAACGAGGGAGCCGGATCGCAAAGCTAGAGACAGAGTTTCAGAAGAACCACCGGCTTCAGTGGGTCTTTAGGCAGTCCAGAAAATGGAAGAGTCTGCCACATCGGGGGAGAAGCTTGATATGGAAACTGCCCGAGATCAACTGCTAGGAATGGTGCGATGACTGCTGAACGAGTCGGTGCTCTGCGTTACGATGTTATTCTTAATGCATCCTCGCTCAAGAAAGGTGCAATGGACTCTCGGTCTGCACTGAAGACCTTCCGCGATGGAATGAAGAGTGCTACGACAGCGACTGAACGCTACCAAGCGGGCATGGAGAATGTCAAAAGGCTTTTCAAAGACAAGAGCATCACAAAAGAGCAGGGTGCTACGCTTGTCAGGGAGCTAAACAAAGAACTTGAAAAAGAAGGCTTCAGAAGAACCGGAATAAACAAGTTTGAAAAGACGAAGGTCAAGCTTCTGGAAGAAGAACTGGAGTTACAGAAGAAGATAAACAGGGAGGCAGAACTTGGGAAGAAAATTGAGGCAGAGAAAAACAAGACTGAGAGTCGGCATCTTTCTGACTTCCGAAATCGCAAAAGGAAAAGCCATTCAGAAATAATGGACAGGGCTTTGCAGATGCGAAAAGTAAATGCAAAGAGTCATCAACTTGTCATGCTCAACATGCGTCAGCGCATGCGTTTCATGTCAACCTTTTCACCTGGTATGGCAGCGGGGGTTGCTGGTAATCTTGCTGGTGCAATGGGTGCGTCAGGAGCAACCATTGGTGCGGTTCGCGGTGCTGCAATGCTTGGGATACAGAAAGCGTTGCCGATTGCTGGAATCATTGGGATGGGATTGGCCTTGAAAAAGGCAGTTTTTGAGGCGGATAGGCTTCAGCGATCAATGATTGACTTGGGCGTCTTAATGGGAGGTGACGCATCACAAGCCAGAAGTCTGGTCAAAGAGTTCCAAAAACTAGCTAGAACAACTCCGCTTGCTACGACGCAGTTGGTCGAGGGTGCTAGACAGCTTATGTCTTTTGGCAGGGCGTCGAGCAAAGTAACTGAAGATCTTCGCATACTGGGAACAATAGCTGGCGGCGACACGGAAAGGATGCGTTTGCTCACCAAAGCTTTTGGTGATGTCATTGCAGCAGGAAAACTGCAAGGGCAAGAACTTCGGCAGATGACCAACCAAGGTTTCAACCCTCTTCGGGAAATGGTCAGCCTTACTGGTAAAAGCTACGCCGAGCTAAGGCTTGAAATGGAGAGAGGGAACATAAGCTCCCAGATGGTGTTTGATTCAATGGCATCAGCAGCAGAAGGCTATGCGGGTCGCCTTGAGGCATCAATGAACACTGTGTCAGGTCAACTTCAAAGATTGCAAGGCTTGTTGCAGGAGTTGTTTGCGGAAGGTGGTGAAGAATTTACAAGCCCTACAGCAGATGCGCTGAAATTTATTGG